ACTGGCGGCGCTGGCCTCATTTCTTCCCAACCAACGGGCGGGACGGGCGGTCTGCCCGTTTCGTCCCCGAAAAAGTAATAACTCAGCTTTCAGACAAAATCGAACCACAAATCGAACCACCGAACCGACCTACTGATTACGAATAACTGAGCGGCCCCCTAGCTCTCATTTAACCCGCTTTCCACCGTCGTTCCGTCACCAATTTTCACCCTGCGCACCCGGTGGAAAGGTGCGCAAGAGGTGCGCTAAATAACCAGCGGCACAAGGTCCATTTCGACCGTGTATATTGGCGCATAGTCGCTTGTCGCAACGTCAGCCGGGAGTAAACTTCCGCCCGTCGTGGAGCGGATGAGGCAGTTTATGCCCTTGAGGTTCGGGTTTGACAAAAACCCAGAGACAACCGAGTCTGCGCCACCGACGCCCACAGATTCACCGGCGTTTATCCTGCGGTATCCTGCGGTCTTGAGGTCTATCTGTATCCTCTGTGACCCCTGCTCGACGCGGCTCAGTTCTACTTTGCACTCAGCATCTGCGCCTGTGTATGTCCTTCTCACGTTAACTCGGACTTCTGAGATATAACAAGGATAATAGATCACGCCATATGTCAGGGATCTATTTTGCAGGGAACCCCATCGGATAGTTTTGAACGTGTCGGCGTTGTTGAGAAATGCAGGGGTGACAGCCGTCAGGGGCTGGTTAACGATGGAGCCGTCACGGCGAACAACAGAACACCCATTGTCGAAGGTCGGCGCGTTCGCGTTGTAGTATGTTATTGCCTTTGTTTCATCCAAGGCCACCGCTTTGTGGCCGCGAAGCGTCAGCAAGACATCACTTCCGCTTGCCTCAATCGATTGTATAATACCCCAGTTTGCCGATCCATCAATAAGCGTGTCCCCAATAACAACAAGGGTTCCTATGTCCAGATACCCGGCGTAGGTGGCTGTCGATGCCCCAGAAAGTAGGATTTGGCCCAAACCTGGGGTTGTCCATGCACCGGATGGGATTGATTTTGGGATGGAGGCCGCACGCATTATTCCGAGTTGATCGTCATTCAGTATAAACCTTGTGTTGTTGAAGACGAACGACTTGACAGGGGTGTTCGCGTATTGGAGCACGAATTGTGGCTGCGAGATTGACCGCACGCCGTTCAGTTCGCAATTATTGACCTCGATGTACTTCGCAGACGGGCTGAACCTTGCGTCTTTGCAGAACGAAACGCCGTCATAAACGAGCCTGTCTACTCCGGTACCACCATCCCCAGTATGGGAGAGTGCGGAGTTCCGCACGATGCACAGCTCTGTGAGTTTATCGCTCTCTATCGCGTATTCAGTTGTCGCCCGCTGTGCGCCCTGGTTGAATGTCAGTCCGTCATAAACGCACATTTTTGCGCCAAGTGCCGTATAGAATGCGCCAGTTGTTTTGTTTTGCAGCCTGTCTGCCTGGACAAAGACTGCGCACGGACCCCAGTTTTTACCCGCAGATCCAGCGCAAGAAAAAGACACGTCTTCAAAAATTCGCGTCACTGGGAATGTTCTGTTCGCGCTATATCCCTGCGCAATTGTCCTGACCGTGGAGATAATGCGCGGCTTTCCAGTTTCTACGCTCCCCGATACACCGTCAAGCCAATTGGTATTGTATTTGTTGCGTAGCCTATTGCCGCCAGCGAAAGTTATGACACCCGTCCCAGCGTTTACGGACTCGACAAGCAACCAGTCAAAGTACCGGCCATTCGGCAGGTATCCGTTGAATCCCTGCTGGTCGTATCCCCACACCAGCGCCCACTCACCGGCTGTGATTTTAGCAGCTTCGGCTGCGGTGGTCGCCGTAACGGACCCGGCTCCAGCATCAGCCGCGTTGATTAGAACGCCCTGGTGGACATCGAAAACATTCGTGAAAATATCTCCATCGAAAATCGCCTGCTGGAACAGTGGCCGCGCCGTATTCGACGTGGCCGATGTGGACAGGTTGCGGAACTCCGTATTGTTTCCGACTATTCTGACGTGCTTTACGTCTACAAGCCACCTGTTATCAGAATAGCAGATCGTGCCCCCATGCGCCTCAATTTCCCACAACTTGTCGTTGTCGGAAAGCATGTGGTCGCGGATGGCTAGCAGTGCGGTGTTGTTATCAGTCGCCCCGTCTGCAATCACGCCGAAGTCGGCAAACGATAGTCGCTCCCTCATCTTCGCCTGCGCCGTCCTGGCCGTCGCTCCCGTTCCGTCTTGCAGGAACCCAACGAGCGCAGAGCCGCCACTAGCCGCGAGCGCAGCCGAGTTCGCAGAGATGGCCGTGGCGTTCGTGGCGATGTCAGACGCGTGTGAGTCCAGCGCATCCGTCACCGTCCCCGCGCCATAGCCCACCATGTCCGAGCCGTCCGTGGCGGCAAGCAGGGTGCTTTCCACCGCCTCGTCAAGCGGGACGCCATCTCGCCACGACACAGAGCCAGCAGGGGACTTGGCGAGGTACTGCTTCGTAGTCGTCACCGTCACGTCCGGGTAGTGATTCCCGTTCGCGTCGTGGTGGTTGAGGTCCGTTACGGCATCGTCGATACCAGCGTCGAGTTTATCATCAATCGCAACGGCTACGGTGTCGCCGTCAGGGGTTGCGTCAATCACGGTGGTTGAACGGCGCTCGTAGAGGCCGGTTTCGCTATTGTAAGGCATAGATACCTCGTGCCCAGAACGGGCGGGGTGGGTGGTTAGCGGAGGGGAACGCCGAGTTGGCGGAGATAGTCGTTATAGGCGGGTTGCTGCTCTTCCGGGGCGGACGCGGCAATCTGGATAAGGCGGGCGACCTGTGGCCCTGCGCTTTGTGGAGACACGACAATCTGCTTCCCTGTCGTGGCAAGCCAGCGCACGAACTGCGGGTCTGTCATAAGCTGCGCCGTGCGGTTGTTGACGGCCAACTTGCCGACCTGCCCGACCATGCCGAAGGTTGCGCCCTTCAATGCGCTGACGGGGCCACTGATTGCCCCGCCCGTCGTAAAGCCCTTGATGACCGGGTCAAGAAGGTGGTTCCAAACATTCATGGCGGCAGTGTTCGACGTGTTTGCCCGCTTCTGAAGCGCCCGCATGAACTCCGAGACCTCAAGCAATCCCTTCATTTCTTCGGACGCCTTGCCGAACAGGGTTTCACGCGCTTCCGGTGCGAGCTTGTTGTAATTCGTCAGGAACGTGGAGAAGCTGAAGCCCTCGCCACCAGCTGCGGCGGCTCCGGGTGTCGGCCTGCCCATTTCCTTGAGCGCCGTTGCGCGGATGGAGTCTGCCGTATTGTTGTCTACGGCGTTGAGGACGCGGCGGATACGGGCGTGCCCGTCCTTCCCTTCGGCCATGATCCAGTTGTAGATTTTGCCCTCTTCGGACTGCTTCAGCACGGACTGCACATCGTCAAGCAAGCCGACTTTGCCCTTGTTCTGGTCGGACATGCCGATTTTCCACCACGTCTTGGCGCGTTCGACGGCTTTTGCGCCCTCGTCGCCACCGTACTTGATAGCGGCTTCATTAAGGTCCGAGTCTGCGGCCCGCTCAAGGGACATCATAAAGTTGTCAACGTCCGTCCGATCAGCAGGGGCCTTCGCGTAGGCGTTCTTTGCCATCTGTTTGATACGGGCCATGGCCGTCTTCGGCATCGTGCCATCTTCAGCAATATCAGCACCAGCAGCGGCTACTGTTTCGCGTATGCCCTTGAGGTACTGTTGGGAGAGGGCAGACGAATCAAGTTCCTCCATCGCCCCAAGAACAACCTTGGTCACGTTGTTTGCTGGCACGTTGTCGGGAACGAACTCATTCACGCGGTCATAGAGCACTTTTGCGCCCTTGAAGAACGTCTCGCGCTTGCCGTACATGGAGTCCCGCACGGCCCTGCCGACTTCGGTCTTTGCCATGGGCCTGCCGATGCTTCGCGCAACCTCGTCCGCAAGCTCTGCGCCACGCTGGACGTTGTGCGCGTCAATCTCACCCATGACACGGCCCGAAGCTGGCATTTGCCGCAAGGACTGCGAAAGGTTCTGCGCTTCCGGGTTTGAGAGCATCCCGACTTCGGGCCTAAACCCCCTCGCCTCCATTCGCGCAAGCTGGTCCGCGCCTTCCGCACCAACTGGACCGACTGCGCGTTTGAGGTACGACTTAACGGGCGAGAACATATTTTTCCCGGCCCTCGCCCCAGTTTCAAGCGCCTTGCCAGCAAGAAGCGGGACAGAGCCGCCAAGCGCAACGTCCCAAATGGCGCGGTCTTGTTGCTGGCCTGGGAGCGGCAAACCACGCCCAGACATGACGGACTTGCCAATGTCGTACATCTGCCCGCCGATAGCACCACCGAGCGCACCGCCAGCGGTAGCCGCCGCCGGGACGGTGAACACCTCTTCCGGCGTGGCGGCCTGCGGTCCGAGTTGTCCCAGGACGGCAGCGCCACCGCCGCCGACGAGCGTTCCGAGCGCAGACCCTGCGGATTCGGCAACGCCGCGCCAGTTGTCCACTTGCGGTTCGACGACCTGCACCTTCTGCACGGGTGGATTGGCCGTGTACTTCTGGATGTACGCGCCGATTTTGTCTTCGGGAACGCCAGCGTCAATCATGCGCTGGACGTTGCCGCGCAATTCGTTGTCCATTATTTGCTCCCGTATTTTTCAATCAGCGCGTCGGCGTCACTTTTCATATCGGGCTGTCTGTTGACCGTGCCACGGTAGGAGCCCTGCTGTCCGCCTCCCGGCGCAACGACAATCTGCCCGCCATCCTCGCGCCAGTTCCCGCGCCCGTGGACGACATCGTTATATTTCTGTTTTAGCCTATTGAGGTTATAGATGAACTCTTTTTCCGTCTGTGACTGCGAAAGAGAGCCATAGATGGACTGAAGGAGCTTGTTTTCATTTTCCGAAACCTGGCCGAGAGCGCCTCCTGTCGGGGAGTTGTCGCGCATCTCCTGCAGGGCGTCGAAACCGATGCGGGCTTTGATGCCGTCGAGCATCTGGCTCAAGTCGTGCGCCTTCGTGCCGGGGACAACGGACAGCGCGGAGCCAACGCCGGTGTTTGGGATGAACCAATAATCCTTTGCCATCGCCACGGCGCGGTCGATGTCTTCGGAAAGCAGGTCTGCCTTGCGCTCCTTCATCTGCTGCGTCCCGGCCTGCTTTTCGGCTAGGGCTTGCTGCTTTACATCCGCAGGTCCGCCGGGAATTGGGCGCATCTGATACGAGCCGTCAGGGGCAATGAATGTCTCGAAGCCCGGTGCGGACGGGAGCTTTGCGCCTCCGCGCCCCATGTTCGCAAGGGCAATGCGCGTCTGGCGCGATTCGTCCGCAAGGTCGCGGCGAAGGTCGAGGTTTGCCATTGAGGTAATGACGCCCTGCGGGATGTACTCGTATGGAGACACGCCAAACCGCTGCTGGAACTTCGCGCCTCCAGGGTCGGTCTTTTCCCCGCCATTCGCGTACCAAAGCGTGGCAAGCGAGGTGAGTTGTTTGTCTCGTGCCTCCTGCGCCTGCGCGGCCTTCTGTTCCTGCAACTTCGCAATAGCAATCTGCGTGCCAGCATCAGGCAGCGACATCCTCCGCGACATATCCCGGTTGCCCATGCCGCTAGACTCTGCGGCCTTGTAGGGGTCGATTGCCTGCGCTACGGCCTGACGCTGGTTCAACTCCTCCATCCGTGCGCGGTCCTTTTCCTGCTGTGCCTGCGCCTGCTGCGCCTCGTAGTCCTGCCGAGCGCGAAGGTTCATCAGGCCGTCCGAGAGCGCCGCCGCAATATTCACCGCACCAACAGACGCGCCGGAAGGACCGGAGTAGTAGCCGCCGTTGAAGCTATTTGACATTTGTAAGGGGGACATCATCCCCGTTCCGCGTGTTCCACGAATCATAGCACCCCCTTAATCCCACCAGCCGGAAACAGCGTCCCAAAGACTGCCAGCACCAGACGCAACGCCATCCCAAATATCGCCGCCATAGGACGAGAGCAGTCCGCCAGCGAGTTGCCCGCCTGCCGTCAGCCATGCGGCCCGTGACGCGGCGTCTGACGCCTGCTGCGCTGACTTCGCCTGCATGGACGCGGCAGCAGCCGGAGACGAACCGCCAGCAAGGCCGAGGTAGTTTTCAATCTGAAGCTGATTCCACGCCTTTTCGTCCTCACGCCGTGCAAGTTGGTCGGCATAGGCGTTGTCAAGCTGCGAGTTTTGGAAGCCGACATTCGCGCCGATAAGATTGTTGTTGTAGTCCGTGGTCTGCATCCCCGTCTTCCACCTGTCGAGGTTCTGCTGCCCCGCGAGGTCGTAGGCGTCACGGTACGCGCCCGTGCGGTTGTTTTCGTTCGCCATGATCGCCTGATCGGCAGCGAGCCTGCCCGTTGCGGAGGCCGTAGCGTACTGCTGCGCACCGTCCAGCATGTTGCCAGACATAAGCCCGCCGCCCATGCTCCCGTACAAGCCATTCGCGCCGTATGCGCTTTTGATCTGATTCTGCGCCTGATTCCACGACTGATCGACGGTGGTTTGGTAGTCGTTGCGGATAGCCGAGGCGTCACGCCCGATGCCATTATAGAGCGCGTTGTTGACGTCGTAGCCTGTGCCCTGCATAGCCGTGGCGTTCTGCTGCGTGGCGTAGGGGTTCGACTTCTGCCCGCCAGTGTAGGCTGGGTAGGCGGGGTTCGTTCCGTTGGTTATGGCGTTTTTCGCGCCGGTTAAACCTGCGGTAACGTAAGAGGAATAATCTGCCATGTTGACCTCACATTTTGCTAGAAAGCAAAGGCGGGATGAGTTATGATGCAAGAAACGGAGGGAAACTAAATGAGAACCGTTACTGCGATGCTTGTAATACTGCTTTGTATGACAGGATGTACTTGGAGACAGGGAGTTGCTACGACGGTGGGGATGGTTGCTGGTGCAGCCGTTGGTGTTGCAACCGGGGCCGATTTCACCGACGCCTCAACGTCAATCGAAGAGGCCGTGGCGTCCGGGCTGGGTGAGACTATCGCGTCCGAGTCGTTGGGGGACACGGACGAGTCCGTAATTGTTTACGTCCCTCCTGCGCCGGAAGACTAGAGGCCCGTTACGCCGCCCCGTCCGTCATTGTAGCCGCCTCCGGTCCCGGTGGAAGACCCACGGTCACCGCCGACGTTGTGGTCGCTATCATTTCCGCCACGGCCTCCGCCGTAGCTGGACGGGTTGCCGATGCCGAGGCCTGCCCATCCGCCCATATTGTGGCCATAGCCGGGATCAACTGCACGCGCTCCGCCGATTGACGGGCCGCCAACAGAACCCCATCCGCCGTATGTACCACCTGCGCTTCTCCCGCCCGGCTCCATGCCGTATGTCGGCGTAATGCCGCGCCGCTGTTCAAGCGCACGGGTTGCGGCAATTGCCTGATCCATTGCGTGAAGTGCGGCCATAGAATTGGGCAGGGCGTCACGCACCTTCGCTGCCTTCTTCTCTGCCCCAACGCGGTCAGCATACGCATTGCGCCCGCCGAAATATCCGGCCTGGTCTTCGTAGTCGTCTCGCACTTCTTCACGGCTTCTAGCGTCGATTCCATCCATAACGGCGTCAGAAATCAGCCCGCCGAATGTTCCCGCCAGAAGACCGCCAACGGGCCCAAAGGCCAGGCCTGCGGCTGCTGGAACCGCGAACCTTGAAACGGCCTTTCCAAGGAATCCTTCCGGCTGTGTGCCAAGCGCGGCGTTAAGCCCGCTTCCGAGAACGCCACCGACCGCACCCGGCGAGGCCAAAGAACCAAGCACAGATTGACCGATAAAGCCCGTTGGCATCCCAATGGCAAGATTCTTTGCCGTGTTGAGCGCGGACATTCCGAGGTTTTTCCCAAGCCCCCCGACAACAGCGTCGCGCACGCGGTCCTTCGTCTCCTGCGAAACACTGGCAGCCTTCGACGGGTCACCACCAACGGAAAATCCCGGCGTGTCACCGTCGCCGCCCGTCCCCGCCATAGCCCGCAGCGCTCGCAACGGGTCAACCTGCGCCTGCTGCTGCGCAACATCGGGCGTCATACCCCATGCCGTAGCCCATGGCCCCATCAGCCCGCCGCTCGTAGCTGCGGGAGCACCGCCCCACGCACCACCCCACGCGTTTCCCCATCCTGCCATATTACCTCCCAACTACGGCAAATTCTGCCGTTATTGAATTGAGTATCACACGCCCGCCAAGGACGCGGACTTGAATCGCCATGCCCGCAGCCCTAGGCCCGCCGTAGTAAATAGGCTGCACCATAATGTCCGCGTCGGCTAGGTAGTAGGTCGCGTCAACCACGTCGTCCGTGGCTTCGTACACAGGGACGCCAGCCAGCCCTTCGCCCATGTCGAGCGTGGCAATGTTCGTGCGCCTGCCCGTCTCGGCAATCCATGCATCGAAGCTGACTTCCGAGACAAGGAGGGGTTGCAGCACGGGCTTCAGTTTCTTGAGGATCAAGTCCCCGCCCAAGCCTTCGAACACTCGCGTCTGCAAGCTGGCGTAGATGTCCGTCAGCACGCCGTCTGCAAGCTCGTCGCCCGTCGCGTTGTCGAGGAAATAGAGCACGCCGTCATCCCCGGCCACATAGACAGTTTCGCCCACGGTGCAGATAGCACGCGGCACGAACGCGCCCCAATCCACTTGCGTGAAAGCGCCCTGGACGGGATGCCAGATGAACGTCTTGGATTCGCCCGCGCCCGTGTTCACCACGCACCACACCTGCGCCAACGGGGCGATGTACTGCATGACGACATCCGAGGCGACACGCGCATATCCAGCGAGCATCTTGTTGACGCGGTTGCCAATGAGCACGTCCGTGGTGATGTCGCCATACTGACCGTTAGGGGCGGGGCTGATAGCCTTGAACCCGTTCGTGTCGAGCAGGTACGCCACTTCACCCACGCCCACGATGCCGCCCTTGAGGCTGGCCGCGTTCTCTGCGGAAATCTGCTTGACGAACCAGTTTGCCGCGTCCCCCGCCGTGCTGATAGCGTAGAGTTTGCGCCCGACAATGGAGCCGTCCGAGTCGCGCTTGACCTTGGACACAACGAGCAGGTCATAAATCGTTGCGAAGCCGGTGATAGAGTACCCGTCACCGAACCCTGCGGCGATTGCCAGCGCCCCGCCGGTGGAGGTGTCCCAATCCGTGTAGTCATTCGGGCCGCTGAAATAGACGTAATCGGGTGTTGAAGCGGACGCGCACACCACGCGGTTGGCAATACTCGTGATGCACATGGGCGCGGAGGGGCTGTCCGTGATGTATGACGTGGTTGCGCCGTCGTATTTGAGGATGCCTGACGTTGAGGTGCTGTCCGCAATGAGCGCAGCACCGTTGAACGTGAGCATGGAAACGTGGTCCGTGGTCGTGATGCTCGCCACGTCCACCCACGCACCGGACGAGAGTTCCTTCACTTTTCCATTGGTAGCGCACAGGATGTGCATTGTTCCATCTGCTTCCGCGTAGGGGTGCAAGGCCACGATTGCCGTTGAGCCGTGCGTGATGTCTGCGCGGGTGAGGCCCTGACGGACGCACAGGCCGCGTTCGGGTTCGTACCACCAGTTCCATGCGCGGGATAGCATGTTGTCACCGATAGCATTGGCGGGCAGGGATAAGTCCATGCCCTGCGACGGAACGACCATGCGGCGGTCTAGGGTGGCGTGTTTTGAGGAGCGTTTGGGCATAGACTACACCAGCCATCCGCGCCGAGTAACCATTTTCGGGGCCATCTCACTGAACTGCGACACGATATTGTTCTCAAGGTCTTGGAGAAGCTGGATGTCCTGCGAGACTTCCATCTCGTCATTGTTATACAGGCGTGCCCTGCAATAATCGCCAATGACGTAATCCAGCCGTCCATTCCACGGCGTGCTACCGGACAGGGACAGCGTGGGGGCTATGGGCCAGTAGTGCAGCACCATGGAAAAGGCAGACTGCGGCGTCCCGGCTATCTTCAGCGACTCGCCGTCGATAGCAAACACCGTGGCCTCTCTCGCAGTGATGATGCTTTCCCACTCGTCAATCGTGACGTGGCGTAACTGCTGCGGGGTAGAGGTGCGCTTCCACAGGCCGTAGACTGCGGCAAGGTCTCCGGGGACATCGTAGGCTTGCTGTGCGGCAACGGTGCTGAACTCAACGGATGTCCTTCCGAACGCGATGTTGTTGCGCTGAAGGATGCCCTGTGCGCGGACGGTTGCGACTTGAGCAGCGGAAAGGATGTCCGCGTCCTCCCAGCGAGAGGATGCGGAGGAGCCGAGGCCACGGCGGACGTAGGAAAGAAGGTCGGAGACGAGCATTATTTACTCCCTGACATGAGGCCACCAAGTTTATTTATCGCCCAATCCATTGCGCCATCTGGCAACACTCCTGCGGCTGCGGCCTTCAGCCCGCCGCCTAGCCCACCAGCGAAGGCTTCAAGGGGATTCCATGCGTCTTGCAGGGGCGCGTCATTCTGACGGATACGGTCAATGGCTGCGGCATCGGACGGGGCAAGGGAGGCCATGAGGCCACCGCCTGCGAGGGCGTAGGGGGCGATGGACTTGAGGATATTGGGGTCTGACTGGTCGAATGTGCCACGGTTGAAGGTGGACTTAATTTGTGTTGGCTCAAAGGCAACCCATTGGTCTGCAACCCATTCATTTAGGCCGGGACTAGGAACCTTGCCTTTTTGGTCTCCAACGATGCGAATGCCGTCGTGCCCTTTATCTTGAAGCTCTTTCTTGAAGGCGTCGATTTGTTCCGGCGTCTTCATGAACCCATATCCCTCGTTGTACGTCGTGGACACTGGCAAATTATTGCGAAAGTCTGCGGCGTCCATGACATACGGATTCTTGATGTTTAGATATGTGGGCATGATCGCCGCTCCGTCGCGGTAATCCTTGCCAGCACTAAACGCCATGCCCGTATTGTCTCTTGCGTACACATCAACAGCACTCGGAGATTCAGAAAAGAAATGCCCAAGTCTTGCCGTAGGGTGGTTCGTTATTGCGCCAAGTGCGTCATCTGAAAACGTGTCGAAGTTGTTGCTCGTCGCGTGGTACATTCTGCGCGGCAACCCGTCATCGCCAAGCGTAGCGGAGCCTTCAAAGGCCCGCATCAGCTTTTTTAGCAAGTTGCTAGTTTTGCTCGGCATTTACGCAACTCCAAGTATTGAAAACTTTCTGTTATTTATGTATAATGCAGCGCATGGAGGTAGAAATGGATAAAGAAAGACGATATGACAAAAAATGCAGCGTGTGCGGGTACATTATACCGGAAGAGCTTTACTATTCAGCAGCGTTTGATTTTCCATGCCCACGGTGTAGAAAATGCACGCTGAGTTATTTTGTTGGGACCGACATATTAGAAGATAAGGAGCATAAAAATGAGTAGCGTGGTAATCGACAAGCGGTGTCCGATATGTGGCGCTTTCATGAAGCAGGACCAGTTTGGAATCGTGTTTTGCTGTTCGTGCCCGTTCAAGTGCTTTGGCGAGGACTACGAGCGCGTCATGGCCTCAATGAGCTTGAACAGGCTAGAGGTGAAACAACTTTTGAGCTACGCCGAAGCCAGAGAGCGCGAAGGCTGGTATAGTGGAGACAAGGCCACTTTTGAGCGCAGGCACGAATCAATCAAAGCTAAGTTGCTCAAGATGGATTATCCAGACGGGATAAGGTAATCACTTCACAATGATGTTGCTATGCCCATCATGCGTCTTGAACGCCCGAACCGTCATGTACTCCGGGTTTTCGCGCAGGTAGTCCCGCAAGTCCTTGCCCGTGAGTTCGTCGCCGTGTTCAGCGGCCTGCGCCTGCATAGCCAAGAACTCAGGGAGGGGGATTTCACCGATGACGCGGTGACTGCGCTCTTTGCTGAACCCATTCTTGCCGAACTCGCGCTGATACGTCGCCATGTCGCGGATGAGGGCGGCGTCGTAGGTGGTGACGCGCTTGAAGATGCGCTTCTTGCAAATGCCCTTGCCTTCTTCTCGAATATTGACGATATTTTCCATGGATTGCACCGTGTTGCGCGGTTGAGGCGGGAATGATAATTTGGAATTGAGGCGGGGAAATTTTGGATTACGCGCAGTTTATCGCGTGCTGTGCGTAGAGAGAGGGGGCATTTCGCCCCCTTTTTTTGCTCAGTGGGGAGGGCAATTTTACTCACCCTCCCCTTCAGATTACGCCTTAACGCGGGTCAGGTTAGTGATCTTGCCGACACACTTCTTGGAGCGGCAACGCAAGGACTTTTCAGCCAGAATCATATACTTGGTGTTGTCACCAGTTTTGGCCAGTTCCTCACGCTTCACCGGGCGGAAGGTGAGCACATCGAGCTTGCCCTTCTCAAAGACGGCGATACTGTCGTAGTACGGGTCAGAGCCGGAAGCGGCAATGAAGCGTTCCGGGACAATAGCCACGGTGCCGAAGTCGGTTTCCAGAATGCGCACGGTCATCGTGACCTTTTTCTGGTCGGCATTGGCATTGATCGTCAGCCTGCCGTCATCAGTAAACGCGCTTATCTTGCGTTTCTGAGCCGGAGGGGCGAGTACGGTGTCAGGGTTCGCACCAAGCTGCCACATGGCCTGCAATGTATCGTTCAGCAACTCCTCGGTGATGTGGTTTGTCGCAGCCGGAGTGCCGCCAAAAGTGTACGTGTTGGCAGAGTCAGCGAAGGCAAACAGGCCGTCCATTGCACGGGCAGTACCAGCGGCTCCGGCGTTCTTGGTGGAGTTCAGCGCGTTGTACTCAAGGTCGCGGGCCAGCTCCTTCATGCGCAGGCCAGTCTGGTAGGCAAGCTCGGACTTGCGCCCGTGCTTCTTCGCCTCTTCCAAGCTGCCAGAAACCATGAACACCTTGCTCATAATCTGGGTGTAGTTTTCGAGCTTGGACGGGGGGGTAACAGCAGCGGCTTCGGCGTCAAAGCCTTCAAGCTGCGCGTTGGTGGCGGCGTCTCCGAGCGTATCTTCCAGCCACTCGGGATGAGTAGATTCACAGTTTGCACTGCCAATCATGGAGATGAGCGGCGTGTCAGTCGGGGCAATGTTGGCAATGAGCTTGTCAACCTCTTCCGCCAGGCTCTTGTCCATGTTGGAAGTATAAGTGGTCGTCTTGGTATCAGGCATTTGATGATCTCCTATAGATCAAAGAGCGCACCGAGGGCGTCTAAATCGCCACTGCGGGCGCGGGAGGTGAGTTCTTTGAACCGCTTCTTGGTGCTCTCCTGCGGCGTCTCTGCACCGGGGGACTCAAGGCGCGGGGCTTTTGTCGTGCGCTCAACCGGGGTGGGCGCGGGGGGAGCGACGGGGGCCTTGGGCTTGCTCGTCACTTTCGAGCGGAAGTGGTCGTAGGTGGAGGAGAAGAAGGCGGGGTCAGAGTCGAGGCGTGCGTAGAGGTCGCGTCCAATAGATTCCGGCATGGCCTTGAGCCACTGGCCTATCTCCTCGTAAACCTCTTTGTGATGCGGGTCTTGGCGGACCACGTTCAACGTCGCGTCAATCGACTGTTTGTGCTGCATCTGCTGAATGACGGGGGCAATCTGCTCCTGCACTTTCGCCAACGCCCGTTGCTCGGCTTCCCAAGCAATACGCTCAATCGGGTCGGCGGGGGCTTGTGCCTCCTGCTGCTGCTTGTTGTAAGCGGCAAGGTGGGCACGCAGATTCGGGTCGTTCTTCAAGGCTTCGCCTAGCACCTCAAGGGACTGCACGGAGCGGCTTTTTTCCGCTATCTCCTGCGTCTTCCTCGTCAGGTAGGCGTCCCGTTCCTTCTCTCTCGCTACGATCTTTTCCTGCACGGGGCGGGGCAGTTTCTCGAACTCTTCCTTGTCCAACTCGCTCCAGTTAGACGGGGCGGGGATCGGGGGCTCTTCCGGGGCGGCTTCTTCAGCCTCCGGGGCGTCCTCTTCTTCCGGCTGTTCCGTTACGGACTCGTCGGACTCGGCTTCGGGTTCGTCAAACATGGACCCAATCTCGGTTTCGGACATCGGAACGGCGTCAAAAGACTGTTCGTCGCCCGATTCATGCGGCATCTCGGTGGACTGCATGAGTTCTGACATGGTAAATTCTCCATTGCTCTCAAACGCGGCAATGCACGCGGCTGGTTGCCGCTTTCGAAAGGCTTGTGTGGTGTGTGTGGCGCGGGGTGCGCCGGGAAAACTAGGTGGGGATTTGGCCGATGTTATGGCCGATGATAAAAGGCGGGGTTATTTGATGTCGCCAGCCCAATAGATAGTGGCTGCGGTGTCAGACTTGAAGCCACGAAGCGGGGCGTCAGTTGCCCACGTCTCTCCAGCGGCAATCGCAACGTCCATTCCATCCGCTCCGCTAAAGAGCACGGGCGTCAGCGTCACGGAAACGCTAGCTTGGAAATAATGCTTCTTCATCGTTACGGGGAGGCCAATTTCGGTATCTACGTCGCCAACGGCGACAGGGAAAGCCTGTACGGTCCTAAATCTCTGCTGCATCACTTTCTCCTTTTGCCGCAGTTACGTTTTTCTCTACATAAAATTGCCGCTACCCGCTGTGGGGAATAGCGTAGCTTGTTCTGCATCCGCTTACGCCTGCGGACGTTCACTGCACCCTCAACACTGAGTCGCCAACGCGCAGGAGGTGCGTGCCTGTGCGGAGGATGGGGCCGGTGGTTGTTGTGGTGGGATCTACAGGGGCAGACTCGGCCAACACGCCCACAAGCGTTACGTCAGCACCCATGTTCACCGCGTCGCGGCCCGCTCCAATACAAGGCGAACCGCTTGCGAGGGCGAAGTCTGCGACTTCTGACAGCGTACCGGATGTGTTGACGAATAAGGGATCGCCAGTGATTGACCCAACGCCTGGGTTTCCGCCTCCGTACAACTCGCCAGATGATTTCCATGCCGACAGCGTCGAATACTGCGTAGCAGCGGCGTTATACAAGCGCATTGTAATTGGGTTTGTAAAATCAAGCCTGTTGTGGTCGCACTCAATCGGTGCGACTGAAATATCGCCGTGCGTAGAAACGACGTTTGTGTCTTTTATAGACGCAAAACTTGCGTGGGCATTGCTGATTATTGTGTTGTAAATTTTAGGCCCAAAACCATCTCCAACAGCCTTCCAAGATATCGCGTAACCAAGCCCGACGCCGTGTATAGTCAGATTTGAAAACACGAAATTGTTGTTTGCAGTTTCGTCTGTTGGCAGATAAATTGCCGTTGTGTTTGAATCAGCAATGACGCAGTTGTCAAAAGTGAAATTCGTGTTGTTGCCAAATGTTATACCGTCAGACGCCTCTGCGCGGATCGCATTTGAATTACCGTAGAGAAACGTATTGCTCACCGTTGCGTTCGACATCGGAGAGCCTTTGAGGTAAATGCCGACCGTGCTATTTGTAAACTCGCAGTTTTTTATTGTGAGATTGTCGAACCTATAGGACTTGAATCCGCTTGTGTTGTGGTTGTCTTCCGATGTCTCACGAAAATTGTAAATTCGGCTATTCTCTAATGTGAAATCATCCGCATCTTGAATCCACACTCCCTGATAATTTTCTGCGCCTCCGGTGTTGTGTGCAGCGCCTCGGATTACGCAGTTTAATATGCTGCATCCGTCAGACTCGAATATTTGAGCCGTCGCCAAAATAGGATCACCTGTAGAATTCACGGCCTCCAACACAAAACCATCCCACACAACGTAGTCTTTGAGATACGAACCAATCACAGGAATCGCCACGGCATCGCGTAGCCCTACGATTTTAGCGCCATGCCTGTTTAGAGACTTGAACCTGACTGGCGCGGAAACAGTTCCAGAGTTCTGCGGCGTCCACGCGCACCACCGATAACTGATAGACTCGTTCACCTGTATCCCGGTGTATTCGCCGTTAAGAAAATACACTGTATCACCAGCCTGCGCGGCTAGGAACGCACGGCCAGCCGTCGAGTTGTCGGCCAAACAAGGATTCCCTTGGGTTGTACACTCTGGCCACGATGCTGACCCGTCTGGAGACACGTAATAGTCAGCGCAATATGCCGCCTGACAAATAAAGAGAAACACTATTGCTAACCATAACCGCATCACGGAGCCTCTGTAATGTCAGTTTCTGATATATAAATGTTGTCAAGAACAACACCGCCTGCTCCGGTAAAGTTATCAATGAGCACCTTGGCAGGCAATGGGTCTGTCAACGATACTGTGTATGTTGCAGTTGCCGTGCCGGGCTTTGTTGTTGTCGCGCTTACATACGCCGTTACGGTCCCGGTCGAAAAATCACATGTTAGCCACACATGGTTCGTCTCCCCAACGCCAGCGGGGAGTGTTACTGTTGCACTAGACGATGATCCAGCCCTCAGAAAAAACGACGGGACATCAGAACTAAGCCTAGTGCCAAATCCGAGCAGATCAGCATCTGCCGCGTCTCTTATGTAAAATAATCTCATTCCCGTAGTGTTCGGCGTCACCAATGACTTAAACGAAAAATAACAATAAAGAACGCTAGACTCGGTTGAAATTGGGATGTTGACAGACGTTGAGGATGTCCCGAGAGACAGGGACTCTAGCCCATCTATGGGATTATCAGTAAAATCAGGATTTGCATTAGAGGCAACCGTCCATCCACTAGGATTCCCCGTACCCTCAAAATCCTCGTTGACAAGGTACGTCGCAGAACTTGCCGTCGTCACGCTCCACACATCACTCACCCCGCCAATCATCACCGTGGCATTGACTTCTGTCCCCGCATCCGCGCTCGACGTAACAACAGCCCGCACCTCGTCACCGCTTTCAACGGTTCCGTTCGTGCTCACAGCCGTGGCGTTGTTTATGGAGTATTTCGCGGAGGCGTCACCCGATATGCTGATTGCAGCGGCATGGTTAATTCCGGCGACCGTGATAGCGTCGGAGGTGTAGGTAGAGTTCGTGGTGGCGTTGGTAACGTCGGTGAAAGAGAAGGCTTCTGGAGTTGTGTCCCAAGCGGCCAGCGTGCCATTGAACGAGTAGATGCCAAGCGCATCCGCAACCTTAAGCTGCTTCGTCGCCTCGTTCCACCAGATTTGGCCGTCAAGGGGAGAGGCTGGGTCAGTCTCGACGCTGAAGTCGGTTGTGGGGAGGTAGTCAACGTCAATCTTGCCGTCATCGTCCGCGTCCAATTCAACGGCGGCCAGTGCGCAAACGGGAAGCATGAGCAGGGCCAGTATGAAAATCAGTCTCTTTACCACGTCACTACCTCCCCGCCGAATGTTACATATTCACCACCAAGGGTGACTTCTCCCGCCTCTTCGCCAATATCTGGCTGATGCCACTGCTTTTTTTCTGGCTCAACTTTGCGCCATTGTACTTCGGTCAGTTCTGTGTACGGCATTACGCTACCCTGCCCATTTTATCCGATTGTCCCTGCACTGCGGCAAGCGCCTTCCGTCCCATTTCCGCGTCACCTATGATGCTCCCGCGCAGGTCGTGGAGGCCCTGACGGCGCTCCTGTATCGAGACAAACCGTTCAGACTTGTTCGGATGTAGGGACAAAATTTCCGATTTATACGTTTCGTCCATGCGCTCGATGAGGCCAAGGAAATACTCGTTTTCCAGCAACTCTTTGGCCTGTTCGCCGCGCAGGATCGCGTCAGACTGTTCGATTTTGACCTCTTCGGCCTCAATTTTCTTCTTACGGGGTGGCATTATATCTCCTGCTGCGGCTGAACTACGGGGCGCATGGCTTCCATCTGTGCGTCAAGTTGCATCTGTTCGCGCTTCAACTGCGCATCCATCGCCATCTTCTCACGCTCGATTGTCATGTCGGCTTCAATCTTGGCGCGTTCCACTTGCATGTCGGCCTGCAATTTCATCTGTTCAATTTCGGGTGACTTTGCGCTGGCCTTCATCTCCAACTGCGCTTTCTCTTGCTGCAATTTTTGCACGAACTGCTGCATTTCCTGCGTCTGTTGCCCAACCTGTTCAAGCTGCTGGCCCATCTGCTGGATTTGCTGCTGCAACTGCTTCACGCCGTCCAATTCCTCGGGACTGCGCATGAGGTCGTCGAATGGGACGCCTTGAAGCTTGCCAATCTTGGCCTGACACTTGATGGAATGTTCCGGCCCTGCGAGGCCCTGCGGGATAGCAAACCCGGTTAGCCACATCTGGTGCTGCGAAAGGAACTGGCTCTGCGCCATGCGGTCTTGCGGCCCCACGCCAACCTCGATTTCGATGGAAAGCTGCGAGTCGAACAGGCCGGGTTCGGGCTGAAGGTCCGCGTCCTCAAGGTATGGAGGCCACATCTTGTTAATGCGGATCATGTCGCGGATGACATGGGCCAGCGGCTCGCCAAGGATGCGTGCACCGAACTTCTGGCGCTGCTGGCCTGCGCTGGAAATGATGCTGATGCCGGTGGCGGTGTTATGCGTAACCGTGAACTTGCGGCCCACACAGAAAAGCCCGTCTTCAGCGTCAACCGTGAGGCAGCGCATGGGGCGAATGTCTACGGGTTCAATCGTGATAATGGGCTGCGTCGTGGTGTTGCGCATCGGAGCGCGCCACTTGTCAGCCTTCGCTGGGAGAGAGAAAGGATTGTCGAATATGTGGAACGTGATGTTCACATACTTCTGTCCTTCCTTTGCGAGAACGCCAGCGTCAACGGTTGATTCATTCCACCAACCGCCAAGGCTCTCAATCAAGCGGGTAACGTCACCGAGCAGCCGCCCGTCCTTCTGGCTGAACACACAGAGAGCGCCGGAATGGTGGCAACCGTCCGTGTCCATGAGGCCGCGCAGCAACTCTAAGCGGTCAGCGTATGAGGCGTGGAAATAGGCTTCGGGAATGTGCTTGCCGATGACGGAATAATCATCTTCACGGCCACGACGAATCAGGTTCAACGCCCGCATCTTGGAGTAGAAGCCGCAGCCCTTGATATAGTATGTCGTAGCCTTTCCCGAGTTTTGGTTCTTGGTAGCCGACACTTCGCAACCGTTGTCAGCGGCCCACTTCTTCAGCCTATTGACAACGTGTTCGTCCATCGTCGTGATGCGCGGGGACCATGAATGGCCGTCACCGAGCCACACGCCAAGGATATACGGGTCAATCGGCGGGGTTTCCGGGTTCTCAATCTCTGGACGCTGGACGCGGGGGATGTACATGTTGTCAGAAAACTTATTCTTCCACGCATACATCGTGTCCGTGTCAATGGTGCGGCTCTTGCCAAGTCGCTTGTCGCACTCAGTTTGAACTGTCCAAAGGTGTTCACCACCGGCGAAAATCTCTTCGCCAGATGCGAAGACAATCCGGTAAGCGCGTTCTGGGTTGTGAATCTCATGCGCCTTGACAACCGTGACAGCCTTGCCATCCGCACCGATAATCCTATCCCCATCTTCAACCTGACCAAGTGGGATGTAGTCACCATCGGCAAGCGGAACAGGGGTATGGATGCAAAGCATCTTGTTGAGGGAGTCCGCGTCAATGCCCTGATTGTAGCGAGACACGCCAGACTTGCGTTCGACCTTGCCCTCTTTGAGTTCGATAGCCTTGAGCACGTTGGGGTCGGCTGCGGGGGACCTCTCGAAATGCACCTTGTCCGAGGGGTTGCCCTGGACGAACAGGCAGTCACCGATTGCCCTCTGCGCCCACTGCTGCATGAAGCCCTGATCGTTGGTCACAGCCGTGGCGTAGGCCGATTCTGCGGCTGAATCCACGAACAGGCGGGAAAGGTTGGTCAGTTCCTTCTGGTCGTCTTCCAGCACCAACGGCAGCGCACGGCCTTCAAACCTGTGCGAAATCTCGATGAGTCGGCCAGCACGGAACGGGGGGCGCTTGTACGGGTTCTCCTCAATCGCCAGAATCTCGTCTTCAGCCATGCGCACAATCACAGGCTCAAGCAGGCCGTCGTTGTCGATGTCCAGAGAGGTATAGACTTCCCACACGTCGATTCTACGGGAGGGGATGGCGCTCTTGTGCGCGGCGGTTACGTCGCTGGAATTGGTGACAACCTCGTCAATCGACAGGTTATCCTGCTCGTAAATATGGGATTTCTCGTCGGTGTATTCGGGAAGCTCTCTCGCTTCGCCAGCCTTGTCCCTCAGCTTCGCAAACGAGCCCTTCTTGTAAATGCCGCTATTCTCGCCAACCTTGATGTCGTGGAGCGTGCGGGGGACGCAATGGGCGACCACACGGGCCTCGTCGATGGACTTTGCACCGGGGGAGATGAAGAATTCCCACGGGGGGACGGGCATCACCTTCGGGCCACGGAACTTCATTTCCTTACGGATGACCTTTACGTTTTCCAGCCACATCACCGGCTGACCCATCGCGTCTACGCCCTGCACCTCGTCATACTTGGCGAAATCTGCCCCAGCGTTTTCGAGCATCTGCGCCTCTTCCAGGGACAGGCGCTCGTACTCCTCCTCAACCTCGTCGAACTCTTCGGCGTAGCACACCTTGAGCACGGAAAAGTGGTATTTCAACGCGCTGTCGAGGTAGTCCCTAACGATCCTCGGCCCTTCCTGCTGCGTGAACAACTGATGCCGCACGATGTCCTTGATACGGTCAGCCTGGTCCGCGTTCTTCATCTTGACGGTGAAGAAGTCCTCATGCGTGAAGATGTCGGCAAGCCCAGGCTTGAGCCATTCCACGACTTCAAACACGGTGCTCTCAACCGTCTGGCTGAACCCGTCCACCTCGTTGCCCAAGGGCATCATGTCATAGAGTTCACGGCAACGCCTGCGCTCGTCGGAAAGCTGCGTCTGCCAATCCTTGGCGCGGTCAAGCTCCGGAGAGATGATGTCGCGAATGTCGTCGTCGGAAATATGTATCTTTTTTGCCACTTAATGCACCTCGTCAAACGCGTTGACTTATTGCCGGGGGTTGTGTATGTAGGGAGGAAAGAAAACGGAGGTAGAAGAGATGAAAGAAAAGCAAGTTGAATTTGGACAGATGCGTGTTAAAGAAATATCTGAAATATGGGGCACGCCATACGAACAGACACTAAAAATACTGCTGAGTGACGAGCATCGGTGTTTTTTCGGTTGGGTAAATGCAGAAAAGTTTCTTACAAATGAACTTTACCCTGAATCTATCGAAGACTAAGCCAACCTCCGCACCTTCTGCGCCGCCTGCACCACTGCCACAGGCGGTTGCCACATCATCGTCATGCACAGCGCGTCGGCTAGGTTAGGGGACGGTACGCCGCGCTTCTTCATCTCGTCCTTGCCTTCGATTTTGGTTTTCCCGGCTGGCGTGTAGCCGTATGTTGGGGATGACAACTCAGCGGCTAGTTTGTTGCGGTGCTTGGACTCAAGGATTGAGCACTGGCGCTCCTGAAAGAACTCCCTGCACTTCCACCACAGTTCGTCACGTAGGCGGTTGAACGACTCGCCCGCCGATGCCCCTTCACCCACGTTGACCGAGTGCGTAGGGATGCCCCAACCTGACAGCGTGTGCCCTACTCCCGCGCCCCATCCAATCCCGTCGATATAGACGGCGATAGCGCCCACGGCCCTGGCTACGTCGCGCACCTTGCCAGCTATCTGAAGCGTGTCGTCCAGCCTGAACTCGTCCATGTAGGTGATGACCCCGCCCTGCCTCACGACAATGGCCGATGCGTCACCGGACAGGCTCATGCCTACGTCCACGCCCATGACGGCGGGCATGTGGTGATAGCCGATAGGGCGGTCAAAGGCTTCGGTGATGAGTGACAGGGGGATTAGAACATCATCGCTAGAGGCGTCGAAGTCGCAGAGGTATTCCTGCCTAAACAGGTTCTCGGACATCTGCTTCTTGGCGCTCTCCAACTCGTCCGCGTCGATTACGCCCGTCTCGTCGGCCCGGTACATGGCAGAGAACCATTCGGGATCGGACAGCGAGTACAGGTAGAGTTCGTGGAATCGGTTGTGGCCCTTTGGTGTACCGCAGAACACTGCCCACCCCTTACGGTCAGACAGCGCAGGGCGGATAACCGCGTCATACGCTTCGGGCTTCATATCCCCGAACTCGTCAAGGACTACGCCATCGAAGTACAGGCCACGCAGGGAGTCGGGGTTGTCCGCGCCGAACAGACGGATACGCGCCTGATTGTGCGGGAACTCCACCCACAGTTCCGACTCATTCACCTTCACGCCGGGGATAACGCTTGTGTAGTGCTTAAGGTATGCCCATGCGATGGTTTTAGCCTGCGTGTATAGGGGAGCAAGGTAGGCGAAAAACGGGCGCACCTTCTTACAGTTCAGCGCGTCAGCCAGCATGTGATTCAGCAGGCACACCGTCTTCCCGAACCTGCGATGCGCTACGACTACGGCCCAACGATGCGCGGCTAGGCCGTGGTGCATGTCAAGCTGTTTGGGGCGCGGCTTGTAGTCGATTTCGATGACCTGCGTCACTCCTTCCACTTGAACACCACGTTGACGGGCTTATCACCGCCCGAAATCTCCTGCTGCACCTTATCGCCATACTTCTTTGGGGCCATCTTGGAGAGCAGCCACTTGCGGGCGTCAACACGGAGCTTGGAACGCTGGACATGCTCACCGTTGAGCGCCCACCCCACAGACTCACCGTCCTTGCCCGTGCGCTCCATCCAATCGTTTGAACCATCGTCGGAAATTTCGAGAATCTCTTCAGCCATTGCGTCAAGGCCGATTTCCTTCGCGCGCGCGTACTGGTCAGCAAGCTCCGCGTCGTTCTGCACCGCCCACAGCCACGCAGAATGTCGAATGTCGTGGTGCTTACACGCAGACCGAAGCGACTCGCCATTAGCAAGCCGCAACAGGATGTCCTCTTTCACTTCTGCGGTAAGTTTCAGCACGGTCAGAATCCTAACACCAGTTCCCAATCCTTGACGTACCTTTCACCACATTCCTCGGTGGAGTCTTCACGGGGGCAGAACTCCTTGAATCGCGTTCCGGTACGGGGGACAATGGGCTTTTTTGGCTTTTGAGAAGTATCACTTTTGACACTTCCACTATTGGTCATGTGAGTTTGATTTTTTGCGTACTCGCCTAGCCGAAATATGGACGACCTGCCCGTGCGGATGCGGACGAATATTCCAGCCTTAACAAGTTCGTTCATGGCCCGTGTCGCCGTTGACTTGCTCTTGCCACCGGACTCATCCATGAACCGTTTCATGGTTATCCGTGCGCAATCATAACGCGCCGACCAATGACGAACAGCCACAAGTCCTACGATCTTGGCGTTGTCGCTCACTCCAGACTCAAGAATGATGCGCTCCAAGTCCCACCTCTTCACTTCGTGTCATGCACAAGCTGGTGGTGTTTGCGGCACAGGACCATGAGGCAACCAAGGTGGTGGAGTTCACGGCCCCTGTACTTGTAATGCCGGTGATGGACTTCAAGGTGCTCCGTGCATCCGCAGATCTGGCACTTGCGGCCCACCTGTGCAAACTTCGCCTCTCGTACTTTCTGCCAGTAGTCAGTCTTGAGGAAATCTTTGTATGGCATCGTTTGCAAGACTGACTTCTTGCGCTTCTTTTTCCCCCCGGCCTTCTTCTTGGACCGACGAGGTTTGACGGATGCAATACTGGCGTAGATGCTTGAGATAAGCGGCATGTTGCCTCCCGTGGCAGACTCCCGAAGAGAGGTCAGGGGCAGGGAGTCGGGAAGCTCCTCTTCGTCTGGCCGGACTAGCCCCTAAAATTGACATTCAGACATCACGGGCTGGATTCGCTATCTACCCGTGACGGCTCCTTGAGGAGACTTAAAAAATAGTAGTGGTTATCGGACGTTTCGCCGCAATTCCAACACTTCCAAACATCCTGCGCATCTGGATTCCATTGTACTTCTGGCGTGACGTACCCCCCCACATCTTGGGCAGTGAATTACGGTGTCCTGTATCTTCATGCTGTCCCTTCGCCCGGACACTCACCCGTCCACCACTCCACAAGCCACCCATCATCTAGTTCGATGATGAGCGGCCACAGTTCGTAGGGGTATGATGCGAGGTAGTGTATCTGCATGGTAAGTTGCCGGGGGCTTACCCACCCCCGGCGCGTCGGGTGTTTCCGCCCTGCAAAGGGAGATTCCGTCCGTTTGAAAATCTGCGCTCGGCTGATTGAAAATTGCCCGCCTCCCGGTATGATGTCTGGATCACCTCCGCACAGGAGGCGGGGCGGGGGTTAGAGGCCGAACAGGATGATGAAAAGATTGGCAATATCCTTGTACGTCGCGCCACCAATGACGAGGATTGCAAGGACGATGACGCCAAGCACGGAGTAGAAGCGCAGGTCGGTCTTGTATATTTCTCTTACAAGTTCAGAAAAGTTGAGTATCTTCACCTGCAAAACCCTCCGCCCAGCCTCACGCCGTAGTACATGGCAGTACGCTTCCACCACGGCACGCCCAACGCCTCCATGCACTCAAGGAAAATCTCGTCGCACCGCTTGCGGCTCAATTTGCTGACACGGTACAGGTAATCATGGAGAACAGCGGCCTTGCTGTATCGTCCGTGTGGCGGAAAAAGGTTCCACAACCCACGCGGCACACTGGCAAAATCAGTGACAAAGCCAGCGGGGACGATGAACCGCGACTCCCCAACCCGTGCGCGAAAGTCGGCAGTGAGTTTATAGTTTCGGCCATCCGGCAAGACCTCAATGAGCAGTGGCGAAAACGTCACGTTCATTTCGTCTCCAACCCGCGAATAATCTCAAGAAGGTTGCTCGCGTCAGAGGATTGCTCATCCAGCTCAAAACGATAAAGCCCATCCGCGCTTTTCTCCATGCGCAGGCCGGAAATATATTGATTGCCAACGCGAGAATATCGCCCAACGTATCCGTCTGGGGATGTAATAGAAATTGTCGAACAGGCCGGGAGTAGGGCTAAAAGCGTGAAGTACAGAACAACCATCGCCATGCACTGAATAAAATCTCGCATCATCCCTCCAGTATCATCCACGCCACCCGCAAGGCGCGTGCTGGCGTCTGCTTCGCCCACTTGCTGTCTAACGCCTCGTCGTATGCCCTGGACCAGTCGTCAGCGTATATCGCTGCAATCATCCTGCGGAAACCACTCAAGCCGCCCGCTCCAAGCTGAAAACACATATTCACCAAGGCCCTCTGGCGTGGCTCCGAGAACGAGAGGAAGCGTGTCCTGCCGAAAATTTGTTCCACGCCGCGCAGGGCGATGTGGATGTCCTGAAGCAGCGTTTTCTTTACCTTCTCGTCCGTCCATCCGTTCATGGCCTCCGGGAGTTCCGACGGTGAAAGCCTGTGCCCAACGCCGATGGTCCAGTGCCCTGCCGTGCATTTGTACGGCTCGTTGCGCCAGCCCTCATCGTGGATGAGGTTTTTTTGCAGCAGATCAAAATTTATCATCGCCAACGGTCCACTCCCAAGTAAAATAGCACAGCCAGAAATGCGATTAGCCCGTAAATGACGACATTGCCGACGGCATTACGCAGGCGTTTGAGGAACTGCGCAAAATGGCAAAGCTCTGCCGCATCGTCCGTGGTGATGCCAAGGGAACACCCCTGTTGCTTCGCCACCGCCGCAGCTATGGCTTTCACGTCGTCGTCTGACAATGTTCGATTCATTTACGCGCCCCATTTCAGAAAACAAAAGGGGCACTCTCGCTCCGCCCCGAATTCATAGCCCACAGTGCCGCATCTAGGACAGTCGAAACGCTCTCCCCTGCCCTTACTGCGTTTGTGTGAGAAAACCGGATAACGCTGTTCGTGTCGCAGTGTCATTTGCTCGGCTTTCCAATACTGGCAATTATCGAGGGCTTCGCGCTTGTCCATTGACCGGGATTATCTCACAAAATGGGCAGCAAAGGGAAGATGCACAATTTCTATATTAGAAAACATGCAAAGAAAAAGGGCTACCCGTGAGGACAGCCCTAATTGCTTTCGACGCTCCGAAACGAGCAATGACACAGGGGGCATCTGTGGTAACGCTCCCGCATCCCCCTTGACCACGCCATTGTGCGCGTGACCCCAGCCCCCTTCGGTGGATGCTGCACCCCACACGCGGGGCACACGACCCCGCTTTCCCTGTCGTAATCCACGGCCTCACCCACTGCGGCGACGGCGTGACGGATGATGTCGAGGCGTTCCTGTTCTATCACTGTGCCACCTCCATGACATACGCCGGAACAGTCGTCGGCCTCCCGTCTATGCGCTTCCCCGGCTTCTCTGTGACAGTCACAAGCCCAAGCTCCATAGCCTCCGCTATAATCTCCCGCGTCTTCTCGCGGCTCTTGCCAATCTGCTTTGCAATCTCCTTCGTGGTAAGCCCAACGCTCGCCTCTTCCTTTCGCATGGCCTCAAGCAGCCCCGAAAAATCAACCTCACACCTCGTCACGCTTGGGGAATGATTCATGCTTACCTCTTCAGCAAATCAATCTGCGGTTGAAACAAATGCGCCTGCCAACTCCACGTCCCATCTTCCACATCGAAGTGGACGAATCCGATGTCCACGATCCCCGAACACTGCCGTTCCCCGTACTTACTCCCGAACCCTTGCAGCGCAGGGGTAGTCATCGCTAGGTGGGTGGGGTTGCCGGAAAACTCATGGTAGTGGACGTGGGACCGGATGATGATGTCTGCCTTGGGCGCGCCCTGCCGTTCGTGCCACAGGACATTCCAAAGCCTCTCTTTCGATATGGCCGTGTGCCTGCCATGTGGGATGCCGCTAGAGCCAACCTTGTGCTTGATGTCGAACACCACCCCGTCCACGTCGAGAAATAGATGGCCGTCGAGACTCGCGGCGTTGACAAGGCTACCCAGAAACTCTTCCCAATCTTCGCCGTCAGGGGATGTGTGATAGGGCGTTCCGTACACCAACCGCACAGCCTTCGCCTTCGCCTCGTTGATGCACGCGGCGGCAATCTGCGTCTGCGCCATCATGTCCGTCGTGATTAACTCCGTGCCACCTGACCGCGTACCCTTCCCGTCGAAAGCGTCACCGTTGACGACAAGTACGTCTATCGGCTGCAATCTCGCCATCTCTTGCGAGTACCACGCCCACATGGCCCTTTGCTGCTGCGCGAATGTGCCGAGGACGCCGGGGGCCGATTCGGGGGTCATCCAGCCAGGGCAGGTAATGCCCGCTCGGCTCCCGCAATGCAAATCGGATATGATTACAACGCGCCTCACCCTTCCACCTCCCCCATGACCAGCCGCGCGGCCAGCATCCCGAAAGCCTGTTCTTGTGTGAGTTTCATTCTCCCCCCTTCGCACCGGGCTGTTCCAGCAGCCACCGCGCCGCGTCCGTGATTTCGCACAATTCGTCCAGGTCCAGCCGCAACTGCATCAGCCCAGCGTCCTGGCTCTGCTCGACGAGTAAAAACGGGCCTGCCGCCTCATCCTCTAGCCGCACCGTTGTCACGCTTTCCCCGAACACAGGGGAGTCACCGCGATTGTGGATTGCCACCGCTGTTACTGTCCGCATTCTGCCTCCATTCGCGCTATTTCCCTGTCGATGTACCACCGCGCCTTTCTCAAATCCTCCAGCGCGTTGCCTTTCGCGTCCTTCCGCCAAATGTACTTAACCGCGTTGCCGAGACAGAACCCCATGCGCTCGGTGATGGTGATGCACTCGACGGTGTTGCCACAGTGCGGACAGGTCGGGCCGTTGTCTGCGTAATGCGGAGGGTGGTTTACCTGGTCTGGACATTCCGGCTTGAAAAAATCGTCCATCATCTCCCTCCTCACCTGCGCCACCTCCTCCCGCCTCGTCCCCGCCGGAAAGCTCGGCATCGTCCCTTGCTCCATATTTCCCTTCTCCCGCGTTCTGGCCGTCGTCCCGGCCTGTTTTGCGTCCGTCGCGCTGGAACGTCTCTCGTGGCGTCCTGGCGCGAAATTTGGCTATGCCTGACGTATCTCAACTTCCCACCGTGGGCTGTCAGAATAGAACTTCCGAACCATCAACCCCACGATGTTCTTGTCGTCGGTCCAGAAAATGCCGTTGAAACAGTCCAGTAGGTGCTTGGCGATATTGTCCGCGTCGGGCTTCTTGGTTGGGCGCAACTCCCCGGACAGGGCCATTGACCGCTTCAACTTCGTCATGGACTTTGGGATTGGCATGTAGGCATCCACAACCACCTCGAGTGGCCCGTCCATCGGCTCGTCTGGCCGGTGCTGCGCTGCGAAGGCTAGAAGCCTGTTCTCGGCGGTCTGCTGCTGCTTGGCCTTGTATGTGCGGGAGAACTTCCCGACGCTGGCGTGCCGTGCCCGCATCTGACCTACCGGCTCAATCGGTATCGTGAATTTCATTCCTCCCCACCTCCCGCATACGGACTCGGTTCATTCTCCAGCCCCACACACCTCTCCGGCATCCCGTCCCGCTTCCAGCACGCGCCTGGCCCGTAGAGTGCGTGCAGGAGGCATGTGTTGCCGCGCCCGAGGTACTGGCAGGGCTTGGGGGTGTGGCAGGGGTTAGACGGCGCGGTAGTCACAGAACACCCTGGCGTCACAAGTTGCGCAGCGGTCCCACCGTTCCGGCTCCATGGGCTTTTCAAAAGTAAACTCGACATAGGTTTCGCCAGCAGCCGCCCACGCCTCTTCAATGGCCGACTCAATGCCTTGATGCCGCCCTGATATGTTCGCCATGAGGCAACCCTTGTGGTCATGTAGGGAGTTGATGAACTGTGTCGTCCCGATGCTACCCATAATGTGACCGACGACAAAGTGCAGGCGTTCACGCCGGGAAATCTGTTCGTGAATGTCGCCGTCACAAGAAATTTTAACGTTACAAATAGGGTCCATTAGTTTTCCTCCGTGTATCGCAGGCTGAACTTGTCGAAGAACAACCCTAGTTTCCCCTCCCACTCGCCATTCCTCTGCTTGCAGCAATTGATAATGCAATCGTGTTTACTCTGCGCCTCAAGAGCCTTGTTTGTCGGGACTCCGTTTGACTCGGAAATAATGCGCTCCTTGACCTTGTTGCGCCAAATCACGAACACGTTGTCCACCATGTCGGTGATTGCGCCGGTCCCCTTGATGTCAAACTTTTCTGGCATCTTCTCTTCGGATTCACCTTTGCGTGCGTGAACAACGATATGCACATGTACGCCACTTTTCAGCGCCCACTCTGCGCATTGGTCAACGAACCCTTTCTGCTTGGCATAGTCGTCCTCTGCGAACCCACACTTTGCAAGCGAGTCGATAACGAACTGTGTGCATCCGTAGCGACGGTGCGCATACTGAAACACTTCAAGGATTTTTTCGGCCTTTGCAGTGCCCTGGACGTTGAAAATAAAGACGTTTGCGAGCGGATCGGGCAGAACTTCGTAGACCTGCGGGCGTGTCGGGCGAACTACGCCGACAATCTGGCGGGAAATGCGAGCTAGAAACTTGACAGGGCGAAACTCCATCGAGGCAACGCACCAGCGCGTGTTGTGCTCAATGGCAGAGTTGACCATGACGTGACCCAGGACGTTTGACTTGCCGTGCCCGTTGATTCCCGCCCAGACGGAAACCTCGTGCGTGCGCAGGCGCACCTTGTCCCACGATTTTGACCACGGCAGCGTTTCACCCTCAAGCGTCGTGCCGTTGTCGAAATAATCGGCTATGTCTGCGAGGTAGTCGGCAGCGCAGCGCAGTTCTTCGGGGTCGCAGGTGCGGGCCTTATCAAGAATGGACTGAAGCTGTACCCCGGCAAGGTGCGCTTCGTTTGCGTCCTTGTGCGGGCTGAAGTCGAGAACGAAACAGCGTTCACGGCCCAGGCGCTCGATGATTTGCGCCTGCGCAATTTTGCCTTGGTCGTCGGAATCCATGGCAAGATAGATCGTGTCGAACAGTTCTAGCCGGTCCCACTCGGCGGCAATCCATGCGTCCTGCTGTTCGCCCTTTCCTGCGCCACGCGGCACGGACAGGGCGGCAATGCCCTGCTCGTAGAACGTCATGGCGTCGATCTCGCCTTCTGTGATGAGCACGGCGCGTGCGTTGGAAGGGTATGCCTGCCAACCGAACAGGATCGGTTCAGACTCGGCGCTGGTGAACATGGCGTGCTTGTCGGCAATAGGGCGGAATTTGATGAACTTGAGGGAATCGTCGTGGAAGTAGGGGAAAACGATAGTCGAACCATGTTTCCCGTTCACCTCCCCTACGCGATAGGCCGTCAGGGTCGTGGGCGATATGCCGCGCTCGGCAAAGTATTGAAGCAGATCGGATTTTGGTTTCGTCAATGCGCGGGGCTTTTCCGGCATCTTGTATGCGCGGGGCTTGGTGACGAATGACGGCTTGTCGTCGCGGATGCCGAGGAAATCTTTTGCGGACTGCACGGCTTCGGCCTTTCCGCACGAATGGACGGCCATGATGAGGTCAATCAGGTCGCCGCCCTTTTCCTGATCGGCAAAGTCTTTCCAGAGTCCAGCCTTCCCGCCCAGGTTGACGCGCATGGAGTCGCCAGCTTCCCCGTGCACTCCGCCTACGCACCATTCCTGCGCCCTGCGCTTGCCGTTGGGAAGCAGCCACTCGCACACGTCCTGCGCCCGCTTCGCCAGCATCTCGGAAATCTGCTTGATGTCGTAGCTCATATGACCCCCGCGAACTGATCGTCGTACTTCGGCTTGATTCCGGTGATTTCATCTTCCCACCTGCGATGCTTTAGCCACCTGCACGCATCCACCGGGTATTCGCCATATTGCGGGGCAAGCGCCTCGATTTGAGCTATGAGATATTCTGCCTCCACGTCCTTCATGGCCCGCTGCCATTCCGCGAAGGCTTCTTTTTTTCCTACCTTCTTTCCTTGGCGGCTCGGATATGCAGCCCAGAATTTTTCAAATTCCTGCGTATATGTCTTTCTTTCTTCCTTCTTACTTTCTTTCTTTCTAGTTAGTGTCCGTTTGTTGTCCGTTTGTTGTCCGTCTGGTGTATCGCCTACTGTATCGTTTGTTGTACCGTTTGCTGTTGGCTTTGCCTGATAACTATCGAAGTTTAATATAGAAATAACGGTTGTTTTGTTGTCCTGTTTAACGTCCACCATTTCGCGTTTTTTTAACTCGGAAATGAACCGCCTTACCTTGCCCCTTGACCACTTCCACCGCTCCGAAAGGCTCAATTCGGAGTAGCCAACTTGACCACGATCAAGGTCAATGGAGATGCCGCGAACCATGATCCAACCAGGCTTCGTCTGTGCCAGCATGAGCAAGTCAACCCACGCTTGGCCACGGGTAAAAGGCTCCATCAACCACAGGTCATGATGTGCAAGTTGGCAGTGCAATTTTATCCATCTCCCCATGCTTTCCTCTTGACCGCAGCACACCGTTGTGGCATCTTTGGTCCGTCAATTTGTTCACAGCCCCGGATTGCTCGTCACAGCGCCGGGGCTTTTTTCATGCCTGAAGAAAATACTCCGCGACTCTCGCCCGTCTCCCATCCCTCGTCGGCACCTCCACCATCCTGCGTTCGATCTGGTGGCCGAGCTGGCGAAGGTCATGGACCCTTGCCGCGAGTCTGGCGCAACCGTAGCCGTATAGGGCGCGGTGCGCGGTGATTGGCAAGCCTTCCTTTAGGTG